TCATTCGCTGCTTTTAAGTGCAACCTATTGTGCCTCGACAAATATGGCCCAGCCGCTCCTGGGGCCATTGACTTGCCAACGTTGATGGAATGCAGCTTGGCGCACGCTGACGCGATAACCAGAAAGTGCAGGGTTGTGCGTGCCCCTCTCAATATCTGGCAGACCCAGAGGATCGCTGAGCAGCCAACTCGGATCACTGCTGTAACGGCCCGAATAGCCGTGTAGGACAGACCAGTGCCCGCAAATTTCTGTCTCGCTGCCGCACATAGCCGGTTCACCACGCAGCATGTTGCCTCGGTGATACCAACCGACCATGACAGGAGTGCCAGCGTCGATGGCCTCCATCACGTCCTCTGCATCTGCATTGTCTACAAAGCGAACCTGCAGGCCCAAGCTGCTTAAGGCTTTGACGTGAGCGTAAACAGAGGTTGTGTCACCGAAAGGTCTGAGTACAGCCTCATACTGTTCTTGCGTGTTTACGCGCTTATAGAAAGATGCGACCATGCTGGCCGCGCTTGTGAAGCATTTTCTTGCCCCGCCGGGCAGGTCAAGCTGTCTGAAATATCGAGGCAAGTACACCTCCTGGTCGATGCCGCTGGCCTTCCACGCCTGAAACCACTCAGCATCTTCACTGAGCAAATGCTCTGGCATAGCCTCCTCTAGCTGCTTGATGGCAGCCATGCGATGAGGCACGTCTGGTTTATACCACTCAAAAAACGGCAAGAGCGCAAATCCCATCGCTGTCAGCAGCAGGGTCACTTGGATGATGCCGCACAACGCCTACTTTTCCACTCTCGTGTCGGGAAGTAGGAGTTGACGTGCGTGCTTGCAGAAAAGATCGTCGATGTCGTTGTCAGTTTGCTCAACGATCTTCTCAAGCATCGCCACAATCAATTCTTTGAACGCTCTTGACTTCCACGCGGTCATCAAGATTGGCTTGAGAATCAAAAGCATGGGATTCCCTTGAACTTCACCAATACGTTAGTTCCGATTGCTGTGTCCTTCTAGTCGTGCCACTGACTGCTCCAGATTTGCCAGTCGCGCAAAGATTTCTTGATCGCGTGTCCTGATGTCTGCGTGGAGAACATCGAGCCGGCTGGCTAAGTTATCGACGGCAGTGGTCAGACGTATCAACGAGTCGCGGCCCTGCTGGCTCTGCCGGTTAATGCCAGTCAACCCAGCGGACGCGACACCAACAGAGGCCCCAGCCACAGCAGCCCAGACTTCAACCACCATTCGACCCTTAGCGTCAAACCATCATGGCAGAAACAAAGGAGACGAAGTCGGAGGAGCAGGAGGACCACGGCAATGGATGGCTTGGCGACTTTGTACGCCTGACGATCATGGTCTGGGCGATGGGCGTCATCACCGCCAACTATCTAGGCATTTTCAAGCAATCGATTGACGTGACTTTCAGCGCGAGTTTGCTGAGTTCAACTGCAGCCAGCTATGGGTTATCGGTAGGCCGTAACGGCCAGAAGAAGAAAGAGGAGAAGAGCGTTATCGTTGAGAACAAAGATTCCAAAGCTGGCATCAAATGATCCGCGCACTTTTGGTATTGGGTGTCACATTGACGGCTGCTTTGCCTGCTCGGGCGGATCTCGTCCATAAGATCCAGAGCAGTATCAGCCTTCAGGTGGGGGGCTCTGTGACCACCGCAGAACGGCTGGGCTCTTCGTTCACGATCAGTGGGAGCGGGGTAGATACAACTGACGGGTCCACTGCTAACACCATTTCAGCTGGCACAATCACCAGCGGTGTGTATTCACCAGGCACGATTGCAGTCACTCAAGATACCCCTGGCGAGGCGTTCTCTTTTTCTCAGTCTTATACCCAGGCCGATGCGGTCCCAAGCTCAGCTGTATCTGTTGGCGCTGTGCCTAACTTCTCGAAAATCACATCTACGGCTGCGGGAACTGCTGGTGATTTGGCAGGCACCATTGCCTCAGACGGCACTATGACGATCACGGCTGGCGGAGCAAATACGCTTGCGATAGGACAGCTCACAACGTCATTAACTATCGAATGATGTTATTGCTTTTGCTTTTGTTGTTAGCACCTGCGGCACAATCTTTGCCCGTAGTTCCTAACTTCCAGCAGGGTACATTAAAATCAACAACTACTACGAAAACAAAGGTAAATGAGGTTATTAACTCTTACCAATATCGCACGGGATATGAGTTAAGTGTTTCTGGCTCTAATGTAAAACCAAGCGGCGCTGTTGCGCCTATGGGCATTGAAACAACAACCAACACGATGAACGGCGTTTCAAGCGTGTGGCGCGGCCTTGACCCTGCATCAAAGCCGTCTTGGAGCATCGTCAACGAAGGCGCAAGTTTTCAGTTCGTTGAGACGCTGCAGGGACCGGGACTTGTGAACCACACGATTATTGATCGTGTAACTGACATTGAATCGACAACGGAGACGCTGAGCACCTTCACCCAATGAAGCGAGTCATTGCAGCACTTTTGCTGATTTCTGCCCCAGCACAAGCGCAGACGAGTAGTACAGCTGCACCAGTCGCAAATAGTTCGGGCTCAGTGACAAATATGGCCGTGCAAAATATACCCGGAAGGCAGTTTACTAATACTTATGGATCTGGAATAAGCTGCCAGGGGGCAACGCTAAACATCACACCATTCATAAACACAACTACAAGCTGGGCAGCACCTTTCGAGCCCTATTATCAAAAACCTGTGTACGATACTACTGATCTGACAGGTGCCTTCGATCCTGAGGGAAACCCGGCACCCGATGGCCAGCCAGACTTTCCTGGCCGAGTGAGCTTTTATGAACCAATTCGCACAGGTCAAAAGGACAACTTTTCTATCTCAGGCGGCATAAGCGCAACCATCGCAATTCCGTTGGATAGGCATCACGTTAGGACTTGCCGTGCAGCGGCAGAAAGACAAGTGGCGTTGCTCGACGCAAAGATTGCTGAGTCCAGGATGGTTTACGAGATCAAGAGGATCAAAAATTGCTCCGATCTTCTAAAGGCTGGAGTTGTTGTGCGCGGTGTTTACGCAAAGATCTGCGCAGACGTATCACTGACCAACCCACCTGGCGTTTTGCCACCTCACACACACAAGATCATTTCCCCAAAGCCCGTCTCAGATCGCGAATGGCTTGATTCCGGTGACGCTGCACAACCCGCCGCTGCTGTAAAGATTCCGGTTTTACCTTACGGCCAAGCTTCTGATTAACCTTCTTCACTACCTTCTTTGTCAGAGGCTTTGCCAGCTTTTGCAGCAGTGATGCGATGGGTTTAGCAAAGATGGCCGCAGTGGTTGCAAAAGCAGCGGTCAGGGCAACGGAAACAGTCGGCCCAGCTTGAGGCACATAGTTTTGTACTACCTGACCAATAGGCACAGAATCCCAGATCTTTACGCACTTGCCGTCTTGCAGCTCATAACCAGCAAGAACTTTTGTTGAGAGCTTGTTCAGAGAACCTAGAGGTTCAGCTCCAAAGGGTGGACACGGCGGATCTTTGGGCAACCTTGGGGTGTCGGGTACGCCGCCCGGCGTTGTGGGTTGAGGGGATTGAGCCGGATTTGACACACCCGGCTCTTTTGTTTCGTCCAGATCTAGCGGTGGCGGTTTTGCTGGGCCATACGTCAAAGTCCCTGGCGTGTAGTCCATGGCCGGAAACGATGGCATCGTTCCGTCACAGACAACAAAGTTGCCTTTTGGGTCAGTGTCATAAGCATCAAGGTTGCCTGGTTGTGCGCTGCGGCTTTCAACGCATCCAGGCATCTCAGCAATCGGCCAGCCGAGCAACAGCGTTATTGGCGGTTCGGTTGGAATACTCTGAGGCGGCATTGATTGCCATGAAGGGATCTCTGGAACTGAGATCGCAGGCACACCTATCTCAGGAATCTCCGGCATGAAGTTAGAACGGTTTATCGCTGGGTCATTGTTTATCGAACGCACCCGCATGAGGGAAGGTCCCCCAGTGGTCTACATCTGCAAAAGCGGTTTGACCTCCAAGTCTTTTACCGACACTAAGCAACTTTTGGCTTTCATTCGTTGGCCTAAGTCAACGCCTACAGGTGCGGCGATTAGGGATTGGCTTGCGTCGTTTGAGGAGAAAGCTGAGGCACCCGCGCCAGAAGCGAACCTTGCTGAAAGGATCAAGGCTGAAGGCTTTGGGCCTGAAGCTCACGATGAGGACCCAACCGCTAACACCAAGATGGTGACTTGATTTTTCCTGTGCTATACATGGCATACGCAAGCCGACCACCGATGCGTTCGGAGTCCGTTACTGCGAGCAGGCAGACCACCCGTGCGACGGGAGTCCGTTACTGCGAATGCTAGATCTAGTTCCCAAGCTGTTAGATCAGCCTCTGTTCTGCTAGAGCGTCGGCACTTGAGAACCCCGTCCTAGGCGGGGTTTTCTTGTGTCAAGGCATCTTGAAAGGCACAGCTGGACCCGTAGTTGTCGGCAGCTCAGGGATTGCGCCATCAATTTGGCCAGGCAGCATTTGGGTGACATTGCCGGTGATGTCATCCATCATCTCGGCTGCATACTCGTCGATCATTCCAGGGATGCGGACAAAGGCAGCTATTGATAAGCCAACCAAGGTGCCGCTCATGACGAAACCAAGAATGCCCAAGGCATTGCAGATTTTTTGGCCCATAGTGATTCAGGTAAAACAAAAGGCCCCTCGAAAGGAGCCCTTTGCCGACCTGTGTGAAGTCCTCTGAGTTATAGCTCAAAGATCGAAAGAGCCACCAACTTTGAGATTTACAGACGTGTCTGAGTCCATGCTGCTGAAAGACAGCTCGGTATAACCAGGGCCGAAGCCATAACCCGCCTTTCCGCTGAGGCCCACTTCAGTCTCGCCTGAGTCCGGGACCTGGAGCATGGGCCCGATTTGAGCGTATGCGCCTTGGGACTTCACACCAAGGTGAAATTCTGCGGTTGCAGAACCCACGCCATCGTCGTCAGCCCCGACGTTGACTTCAGGGTTGAAATAGACGGGGGCTGCGTGCGCAGGCAATGCCAGCACACTGGCGATACCGACGACACCACTCGCAATCAAAGTTTTGAGCATGGGAAAGAGGGTTAGCGTTTTCCCTGGCCACGATACTTCTTTCGTCCATGGGACGGTTTTGAATGTGATCCATTCCCCTGACGTGTCTTTTTTGGCTTGCTAGGGACGAAACTTTGCCCGTTAAGTGACTTCGCCATCAGTAACCGTCAGTTGACTCTAAGTTCTGATACTTAAGAGCCAGCCCAGTAAACAAACCATGCTGCGGATGGCTGATCATGTCGCGGCCATCAAGGAAGAACAATTCTTCCAACCACAGAGTTCTTGCGGCCATTGCTTGCGTGTCCTCAGCACCTGGCTTAGAGGCAATCATCGGGTCAGGTCGTTGCATTAGTCAGCAGCAATAGAAAGCAGCGCCCAGCCGAGCACCAGCAGGACGCCTGTAGCGACACCAGCCAGAAACGTCATTCGACAGGATCCGGCCAAGCTGTAGCAATGTTGGGGTTGGCGATCATGACAGCGTTGCCGTCAGCGTCAAACACAGGCCCATCATCGTCGGTTTGTTGAATCTGTGCCGACCCAAACAGCAACTCTTTTAATGCTGGGACATCAGAGCAGTTGTCAATCTCGGTCTGGCGCGTGTTGCAGGCTGCACGCACCGCAGCGCGATAGGTCTGCCACTTTGTAGGCAATGCAGTCTTGGCGGCGCTGAAGCTGGTATTCACCTCAAGCACTTTGACAACGCGCCAATCAGAAGGAGCAAGCAGGCTGGCGGCAATCTCGTTTTGCTTTGCTTTCCACAGCGTTTTTAGGCCGGTCGTAGTGTTGCCGTCGTCGTCAGTGACATCATCAAGCTGTTTGGGGTTGTCTACGCCCCAATAGAAACGTTGGTCGTAGTTATTGCTGTTGTCAGCAACCCATGTGATGCCAAGCAACTCGCGGTCACGTTCAGTGCTCAATCGCAACCAGTTAGCTGGACGTTGGATGCCGTCTGCATCGGTCCAAGCAACATCTAGAGGCAGTTTGCGGTCACCAATCTGGTAGCCCATGGGATTAGAACGATGGTGTGAGTTTAACGAGCAAGCCCGCCATTGGCTTGGAACGAGTTTTCAGCAAATGCGAGATATATGTAAGTGTCACCACTTGAGCCATTCATACCGCTAAAGGTATTTCTAATTTTGAATCCGTTTGACAAGAAATCAACGTCGTTGCCGCTTGCTTCAGCACCAGCACTATCAGCAACCAATCGTTCATCTTGTGGGTTGTAACCAGGAGTGCGATAGTTATGAATTTCCCAAGCCCCAGTTGAATTAGTCCTCTTCGTCATTAGCCATGCCACAGCGAAGCCTGTCTGCACATAGGGGCCATCGCTTAAACCATTTGCTGTGTACGAACCAAACGCGCTATAGCCTGCGACAGGTGCAAAGCAGTACAAGACGTGCGTATAAGATGAAAAATTGACTGA